GCGGTGGCCGCAGCTGATGCCCCTGCGGCTGTGCCACCAGGTTTTAACAAGGTGACAAATCAAATTGCTGTGACAGGAAATAAAAACCTGATATCGCCGCCGCAGCCAATGGGCAAAGATATTTTGACGGGGGGAACGGTTAAAGGCGTGGAACGTGGCGGATTGAAAAAGGAAATCAACACCAATACGGAAACCACAATTGATAACAGTAAAAAAATCGGCACCGTGAATATTCATCCTTCCAAAGGATTAACACCGGCCGAGCTAATGGAATGGCAGGAATTAAACTAATGACGGACTTGCTGTATGTCGATCTCCTTATTACCGGGCGTGATTTCACGCTGAATACGGGTAATGAACCGGGCTTGTGTAATAACCGTATCAGCATTGCACAGGATATTGTCCACGCCATTATTGAAAGTGGGTTAACCACGTTATTAGTGGCAGAGCGTAGCCCGACATTACGCGCCGATGTGATCACCCAAATGATTTTATTAATTGAAGGTGATGAACGCATTATTCCCGGCACGGTGAATATCGCAGAGGAATCTGTAAAACGCCTTTGGGCAACGGCGGAAACGTATGATTTTGGCAAGATTTCCACCGGGGTGAATTATGAGTGAGAAACCGACCATTGATTTTGAGGCCGTACTCAAGGAAAGCGGGATGCCGGTCACTCAGGAGGAAATCGGACAGCAGTTCACGGCGATTGTGAAAGCGGAGGGGATGATCACAAATACTTCCCGCATGTCACCGTTCTGGCGACTCATTACCGCCATTGTGACCACGCCGGTGCTTTGGATTAAAGATGTCCTGGTCAATACGGTGCTGGCCAATATGTATCTGGCCACGGCCAGCGGTGCGATGCTGCGGATGATGGCATGGGGCGTGAACCTCACGGCCAAACCGGCCAGCGCGGCAAAAGGGGTTATCCGTTTTTACAAGGAGAACGCCAGTCAGCCGGTGACCGTCCCGGCCGGAACCGTTATCCAGACGGAGCGCATTAACGGCGTGACGTACGCGGTGATTGTTAATGCGGATACGACGCTGGCGGCGGGCGTTACCAGTGCGCTTATCCCGGTCACGGCGATGGCGGCCGGGAATGCTTACAACCTGGCACCGGGTTACTACCGCATTTTGCCGGTGGCGGTGACGGGCATCAGTAAAGCCGTTAACGAGGATGATTGGCTGTTAACGCCCGGTGCCGATGAAGAATCCGACGATGATTTACGGGACAGGTGCCGCAATCAGTTCAACCTGGTGGGCAACTATCACACCGATGCGGTGTACCGCAGCATGATTGCGGGCGTCGTGGGGTTAAGCGTTGACCGCATTTTCTTTGTGCATGACGCCCCACGCGGTGCCGGTACGGCAAACGCCTATTTGCTGTTAGACAGTGGCGAAACCTCCCAGCCGTTTATTGATGCCGTGAATGAGTACATCAATACGCAGGGGCATCACGGCCACGGCGATGATTTACAGTGCATGGCCATGCCAGAGACGCAGCACAATTTAACGGTCACGTTGTACGTGACTAACCCGGACAACATGACGGCCGAGGAAAAAGCCTCACTGATTTCCGGCGTCAGCAACCTGATCCGCAGTGCTTTCCGGCAAAACGCCGAATACGACGTAAAGCGCACCTGGCCATATTCCCGTTTCTCATTTTCTAACCTGGCCAGGGAGCTGCATAAAGAGTTTGATGTGATCGAATCCCTGGTGTTTTCGCTGGCGGATATCGTCAGTGAGCTGAGCGTGCCGCGTCTGGCCACGCTGAAAGTGGAGGTGAAAGGTGTCTGATTTCGCCACAAAAATGAAAAGCCTGAAATTGCCGTCATGGATGAACCGGGGCGAACCGGCCAAATTGCTGAAAGCCGCCGTGAAGTTCTGGACGGGGATCGTAGGCTGGGTGACATGGCCATTGCAGCAGTTTGATCCGCTGACCTGCGCCGAGCCGCTGTTAAATCTTCTGGCTTATGACCGGGACATTGCGCGGTTTAACGGTGAACCGCTGTCACTGTTTAGAAAGCGCGTGGCCTATGCCTTTATTAATGCGCAGGACGCGGGTTCAGTTTCCGGGTTTATCGCCATTTTTGAACGTCTGGGCATTGGCTACGTTGAGCTGTTGGAACGCCAAGCGGGCATTGATTGGGATGTGATCATTGTCCGGGTGACCGATAGCCAGATTTCTGACAACGCAGATTTACTCTTGCAGATCATCCGCCAGTACGGCCGAACCTGCCGCCGTTATCAGTTTGAAGTGATCACCACGTCCGGGCTTCGCATTCGTGCCGGTTGGAACCAGGGCGAATACGTGTGTTATCCCGCAAGCCTTGGCATCAGTGAAACAGGATCCGCCACCTTTGGCGCAAAGTTATAAGGAAATAACATGTCACAAACCGTCATTACCACGGCCTTTGAGCAGTGGAAAGCCGCGCAGGCCGCCAACGGCCAGGCGATTGTCCTGGATGAATTCGTGTTTGCCAACGTGCCGAATCTGGACGTTAACAAGCCGATTGACCGTGCTGAGGGCGTGCCGCCAGCGGCGCAAATTGTCTACCGTCAGACGGTTGAAAAAACCGGGCTGGTGAATCAAAACGCCGTGGTGTATTCGGTGACACTTGGCACGGACGTGGGCGACTTCTCGTTTAACTGGATTGGCCTGATTAACAAGGCCACCGGCAAGCTGGCGATGGTGGTACATGCGCCGCTACAGAGCAAAGTGAAAAACGCCAACGGTCAGCAGGGCAACGTGTTAACCCGTTCTTTCCTGATGGAGTATAACGGGGCGGAAACCCAGACGTTGATCAGCACGCCTGCCGAAACCTGGCAGATTGATTTCACGGCACGCCTTGCAGGAATGGACGAATCGCTGCGCCTGGCCAATCTGGATATTTACGGCGCCGGGGCGTTTTTCGATAACGGCTTTTTAGTGGCTAAAACCGGCACGCAATTCTTTGTAACGGCGGGGCTGGGCTATGTGGGCGGGCTGCGTGCCAATCTGGCTGCAAAGACCAATATCACCGTAACGACCAAGCCTATGAAGGTGTGGGCGGATGTGAGCTATCACGGCACGCTGACCAGTGAATACAAAACTGAAATCAAATTCACGCTGGCTACGACACTGAAAGACTACGTTCAAAGCGGTATTGCGCACTATGTGCTTGCCCTGGCCAGCATTGACGCCAACGGCGCGATCACGGATTTGCGTCCGAAGGGCAGCAGCCAATATTTGCGCCGGGATAAGAATTTGGCAGAGATTGCCGATCCGGCTGCGGCGCTGAATACACTCAACGGCGTGCCGAAAACGCGCACGGTGAATAAAAAGGCGCTGACCGCTGACATTACCCTGACACCGGCAGACGTGGGCGCAATCAGCAATGTGATGCCTAGCGTTGATAACACCAGGGTCACCAAGCTTTACGATCCGTCCATTGTGAGTTTATCCGGCGGGGTGACGCTGGCGGGATATTTTGATGATCACCCAATGGGGGCAACTTTCCAGGCCGCTGACACATTGGTAAGCCATCGTCGCTTTTATGACGCAGGGGCGGCGCTCACGCAATATCTGCATTGCACCACGGGGGTGGTTTATGTGCGTATTGGCATCGTCAGCACAACGGAGCCAGGCGGGTGGTTATGGCGAGGCACGTCCCCGTTGCCATTTGGGTGGAAAAAGGTTTTCGACAGTAACAGCCTGGAACTTGCAGACCTCACGCGATTGGGTGTCGCAAAGGCGGGTGATAATTCCGACATTACCAGCCTGGGCAAACTGACCAGTATTGCGTCCAGTGTGAAAATGGCGGTAAACCTTGAGGTGGCCAGTTCAATTCAGTCGAATTATCGCGTTGGGATCCTGCGGCCAAATGACTATGAAGCCTATATGTCATTCACAAGCCGTGTGGGAACGGTGTCAGCCGATAAATTGCCATCCGTTCTAACCTCTATGGGCAACGTATATTTTCGTTTGCCAAACACGCTGACCGATACGGATCCCCATGCAGGGCGTGCATTAGGTGGTTTTTCCTCTGCGGTTTATCCGGCTGGCGAAGGTGTAATGCGGATGGATGCCAGGGATGAACAGGGCGCAATTAAGGCGCGCATAGTGTGTGACGCCCAAAACGATATTGTCCAGATTGCTAACGGTGCTTTACGCCCAGACGCAGGGATTAATCTCTATCCGAGTAATGCGGCGTCTGTAATTCGCGGTAAAAATGACGCCATCATTTTGCGTGACCATAACAACGGTAACACCACGCTGGCCGCCAGCCTGAAAGACGCGGGTTCGCAAACTGGCGGAACGCTCTACATCGGATATAACCGGCCGGATTCGAATATTTATACGTCTGCGGTTTCGATTGACTCACCAGTGACCATCAACGAAACCATCAAAGCCCTCAAGGATGCCACTTATGCCGGTGGCATGACGGTGGCGGGTGAAGTCAATTTTAACGGTCTGGTGAAATTCAACCGTCATGACGCAACTTGCCAATTTAGCTCGTCAAATGCGGAACATCCGTTAATGAATGTCAGCTATTCCAATGCCGGTAACTTTGGCTTTTGGGATGCCACTAACGGCAAGTGGGT